TTGTCACCCCGGGCCCCCTAACGCACCCCAAGATGAGGGGCCCCTTGGGGGACTCCTGGGACGTTTCATGGGGTGACAAAATAAAATATTTTTAAAAAGCTAATGGAATCAACGACTTGCAAGGCCAGGGGCCCTATGTACAAACTGCATGAAATGCTGTATAATGGTTCTATAAATTGACAAAAGGACAAATTATATGATACTCGTTATTAGAACACAGTTTATGGAAAACTACGGCGCACACGATTGGGACGGCGAAGGCGAATGTCCGCAATATTGGAAGATGAAAGGTGGTTCAGAGTACATGATTGACAATGTACCACTCAACATCGACTATGCAGCAGTGGTCGAAATGGCTGAAGTTGAAAAAAATAACGAGTATGTTCGCGAGTACATTCTTGATTGGTCACTCGAAAGCGATGATTATATGTCATGGTTTGAAAAGTCTCAGCTCGAGTATGATGGTAAGATTACGTGTAAAGAACCACGTATGGACTATAACGAACTAAACGATCGTTATACAGATCCAATGGAGTATGCAGAGATGTCTGCAGATAATGATGCAATCGCTTATGGAGTTTAATATGAAAACATATAAAGGTGTTGAATATAACAATCGTCATGGTGGACCATTTGATCGTGGATCTGCAGACAGTTGGTATAGTCGTGGTATTGATCCTCACTACTATGTTGGCGACACTCATACGACTACTAGAATTGATCTAGTGGACATGAGTAAAAAAGAGATAGAAGACTATCTCGCAGGTTACAATTATAATGAAGAATTTGGTGGAAAGAAGGAGTACGATTGATGTTAGCATATTGTGATTATATGGCAAAAGTGATTCATGATTCTTTGAAAAAAGATGCACATGAATATGGTACATACGTAGACTCAGTTGGCAAAGTTAACTGGGATCTCGGTGAAAAAGGCGAATTCCTATCAACTAAAAAGACGATGTCTGTGATTGATAGAAATGGTAAAGCGTATCGTATAACTGTTGAGGAGGCTTAAAATGGGTTTAGATATGTACGCATTCTCTGTGCGCAAAGAAGACGCACTTGGAGATTTCGAATGTAAAACCGACAACGATGGCGGTGAACATAAAGAAATTGCATATTGGCGTAAATTTAATGCGCTACATGGTTGGATGGAAAACTTATATCGCGAAAAAGGTGGCGATAAAGAATTCAACTGTGTACCTGTACGCTTAACAGAAGAAGATCTAATACGATTAGACTTTGATATTCTCAATGAAAATCTTGAACCGAAATCTGGATTCTTTTTTGGAGAGTTAGAGATCGAAGACTATCAAATAGAAGCTGCTCACGATTTCCTTGCTAAAGCACGTAGTGAGATTGACGCAGGTCGTGTAGTTTACTATGATTCATGGTGGTAATATGATACGAGAAAAACAACTTACACACACTCCCATAATCGATCTTACGGGTCCAGAAGGCAATGCATTTTGTCTAATGGGTTATGCAAAGAGATTTGCACGGCAGCTTGAATTGGACGGAGATAGCATCATCAATGAAATGAAAGCAGGAAACTATGAGCATTTAGTTTCCACGTTTGATAAACACTTCGGCGAATACGTTATTCTGGAACGATGATAGATAAAGCATACATTTGGCTTTGTAAGCATAGAAAATTACATGCTTTCTATTACCAGTTTACTTTTGCCGAATGGTGTGGTATAATATTATTAATTATTTGGATGATTCTCGCATGAATGATATTTTTATAGGCACTTTACAGTGGATAAAGGATGATCTTCGCTCTAATCGTTTTAGGTTTTTTGTTGAGTTGTTTGCTTGGGCTATTAGTATTGGTTGCAGTATTACCATGGCTGTTACTGTTCCCAATCCTCCTCTACTTATTTTGTATCCTATTTGGATCGCTGGTTGTGCTATGTATGCTTGGGCTGCTTATACTAGGAAATCTTTTGGGATGCTTGCTAACTACCTTTTGTTAGTTACTATCGATACGTTTGGACTTCTTAGGATGGTCATGTGATTCATAGAATAAGATTAATAGTGTTGTATACGCTTGCTGTCAGTGGTCTGATAGCATGGTCAATATTTGCTTTACGTATGACAACCTCAGGTGAAAGAATCATAGTTTATGATTGCAGAATAGCTGAAATTTCTCCAGATTTTCCACCACAAGTAAGAGAAGACTGCAGAAAACTTATCTTACAAAATACAATAAAGAAATCGAATATCACAAGGACTTGATATGTCTAATGAAGACCATAAGCTTAAGCATTCGCAGCGAATCTATCAGAAAGAAACAAAGATCAAGCGTCAAGTTAAGATTGCTAAAGAACATGGTTTAGATGTATCTGAACCACACAAATTTATTAAACATCATGCTATGAATTGTGGTATTCCAAATTGTGTGATGTGCGGCAATCCTCGCAAGATTTGGGGAGAAAAGACTATACAAGAGAAAAAATTTGAGGAGAATTCTGATGAATAGAGATGCTGAAGATTTTGTAGAATTAGATTTGTTATGTGCCAATCTACAACTTGAGAATAAAAAACTGGTAGAACAAAACAAATTCTTAGAGCAGGAATGCGCTGCTATGAGAACTCAGATTGCAGAGCTCGAGAAATCAGTGTATGGTGGAAGGACTAATTAATGAGTAGATCCTACGAATGGAAACAATTTGATAACATTGGATGCATACTTTATAAATTCACCGATGAAGAATTAGCTCCATTGCGTAAAGAAGTTGCAGATATCCAAGCTGACTTTACAAAAGCAGAAACTTGGAATCATCAACTTGCAGGTCATATTAAACATGAATATGCTATCATAAAAAGTAAAGATCACGTTGAAAAATTAGTCAAACCACTCGCTAAACACTTTAGTGATCAATTTAAATATTACTCTGATTTTAATATCATGAGTAAAAAAATGACAGAGCGAAAACTAATATTAGATAATCTTTGGGTAAACTATCAGAAGAAACACGAATTTAATCCAGTGCATTCTCATCATGGAGTACTAAGCTTTGTCATTTGGTTACAAATGCCATTTACATTTGAAGCTGAATCAAATTATTTTAAAACCACAATTAAATCTGATAACGAACGAACATCGACGTTTAACTTCTATTACACCAATTCACTCGGTGATATAATGAATACACCTATACCAGCTGATAAAACGTATGAGAATACTATCTGCATTTTTCCGGCAAGGATGAAACATGCAGTGTATCCATTCTACACGTCGGATGATTATCGTATATCAGTTTCTGGAAATTTCCATATTGATCCCATGCAATCATGAAACATAAATTAAAACAACTATGGTATTGGCTTACTATTCCTTATAGGAACTATAAGTCACGCAAAGAATTTAAAAAGCATCTTGAACAATTGCGCAAACAAGATCCATTCATTTACAAATAATCGGAGAATAACATGACGAAACTACACACATTTGGTTGTAGTATAACCCAAGGGCACGCACTTCCAGATGTAGTTCGTACAGCAGAAGAAAAAACAGCCGCAGGTTTAGATGGACAACATTGGTCTGATGGACACATACTTGCACCTAGTAAGTATGCATGGCCAAAAGTATTGGGCGATAAACTTGGATTACAAGTTGAAAATTATGCAAGACGTGGAGCTTGTTTTCAACAGATTGCCCGACAGTGTGCAGTAGAGGCTCCAAATATTAAACCTGATGATACTGTAATAGTGATGTGGACATATTTAAGTAGACTGAGTATACAGTGGCCTTCTAGAACATCAGTCCCTCTTACACACCTACCCATGCCTGAAAAGAATTTTTTAACACGTGTACTTCCAGGATTTAATAAATTCTTTGGATTAAGTCGCAAGGCAAATCCAGATGTAAACGCAGATCAAGCCGAAGCAAAAATTATGATGTACATGGAACGTTCTCTTGAATTTACATTTAATAATTTAATTATGTACGATCGTTATCACAACAACCTAGTTTTACAAACTGCCGTTGATGGACTTTTAAGATCTACAGGTGCTCGAGTTATACATCTAAGTGTAGAACACGAACCATATTTAACTCAACTTGAACGCGCAAGACAAGTTCTTGATCCATCATTACAATCTCCTTATGTGATACCAGATCCAAACGATTGGTATCCTCTAACAGTAGATCATGACAGTTGTGTAGTAATCCATGATCCTAGTTTACCTACAGCTGGAGATGATTGGCATCCTAGTATTCAACATCATATTAATTTTGCCAATCATGTTTATGAGAAACATTTTGTGTGATTACTTGGGGAATAAGTGCAAATAGTCATGATGCTGCTTTAGCAGTATTTGTGAATAACGACCTAGTATTTGCTAGTCATAGCGATCGTTTCAGTGGTATTAAGAATGATGCACATTTACACAAAGATTTAATTGATTATGCATTTCGCTGTGGAAAACCAGATAAAGTAATTTGGTATGAAAATCCGCTTTTAAAAACAGCAAGACAATTATACGCAGGACAGGGGTGGAAGTTTAACGAAAATAACATTAAGAAGTATCTTAGTAGATTTGGTATTAATGCTCCTATCACCTATAACAAACATCATCGTAGTCATGCTGCTTACGCTTATTACACACAACCATATGATCATTGTGCTGTCATTTGTTTAGATAGCATAGGAGAATTTGAATGTTTGACTATTTGGGATTGTAACAATAATAAGATGCATAAGAAACATACTCAAAGTTATCCGCATAGTCTTGGTTTATTTTATAGTGCTATGACTCAGCGCATAGGATTAGTTCCTCAGCGTGATGAATATCTCGTAGTAGAGTTGGCCAAAAAGGGCAATCCTAAAGATGTAATTCGATTGATGCAAGATGAAATCATTGATATTGACCGTATAGTCATGAGAGAAAATCTACACAGAGGTTGTAATTGGTGGCGTCCTGAATTATCTTCTCAACAAGACATGTATGACATAGCTGCAGCTACGCAGACTATATTCGAACAGGCGTTATATAAGTTAAGTATTTGGGCAAAGAATTACACTGGTGCAAAGTATCTGGCTTTGGCGGGTGGTGGTGCTCTCAATACGCAGGCGGTAGATTTAATTAGAAATCAATGGGACTCTGTTTGGGTTCCTCCAAACCCCGGTGATGCTGGTAGTTGCGTAGGTGCAGTTCTCGCTAAAACAAAACAAAGAATCACTGACATTGATAGATTGTGGATTACAGGTGTACAGCAAAAAATTAATGTGGTATAATAGATACGTGGAAAAAAATAAACTTGGAATTGTATGAATATATTTTATTTAGATTATGATCCTGTAAAGTCAGCAGAATATCATCTCGATAAACATGTTGTCAAGATGATTATCGAATATGCACAACTATTATCAACTGCACATCGCATGCTCGATGGTACACAAACTACTGAAAAGAAGTATGTGAATGGTTCATTACCAGCGCGTTATCGTAACCTCAAACGATGGCAACTCGATGATGAACGCGATAGTATCTTATATAAAGCTACACACGCCAATCATCCTTCAGCAGTATGGGCTCGCGCTAATGCAGCCAACTACAAATATCTTTATCAGTTATTCTGCGCTGTGTGTGACGAATACACATATCGCTATGGCAAAGTTCATATGACAGATACAAAATTACGTGCAATATTGCGCACACAACCCGATAACATATACAGCGATAATAAAACTAGAATTTGGTTAGGACCAACTCCTGCGATGCCAGATGAATGTAAGATTGATGGTGATCATCTAGCTTCGTATCGTAAATATTATATAGATAAAAAGGTTAGTATGGCCAAATGGACTAAACGACAACCACCACAGTGGTTTATTGAAGGGATTAAAGAGAAAGATGCCTACGTACGGTTACCAATGCAAGAAGTGCAATCATTATTTCAACGCGATACTAAAAATAGCGGATCGCGATCAGCCAGTATCTCAACCATGTGAAGAGTGCGGAGGAGAAGTATATCGTACTATGGAAACTGGTGGTTTAGTTTCTGATTCTAAGTCAATTCATCGCAGAGCTGGTTCAGAATTCAACGATAGATTAAAGCAGATCAAAAAGGGATCTGGTAGACGTAACACCATTAAACATATTTAGAAAGTGTAACATGACAAGTTTTAGACGTCGTGATAGCGCTAAAAAAACAAAGCGCAAAAACGGTAGTCCTAAATTATATGAAGACGTAACATTACATGATGTGCATCTTCGCAAAATTGAATTGAAGCGAGACAAAAGATTTGAAAAATATAGAAGAGTTGACGAGGAAGATTTTTTCTCATCAAAAGATTGATCTTGGTTATGAAGACTTAATAACAGAATCAACCACAGATGGAAGAAAGTATGTTACTCCAAGTGGCATAAAATATCCGTCAATCACGACCGTTCTTGGTCATTTTACAAAGCACGAAATTCAAGCTTGGAGAAATAGAGTTGGTGAAGAAGAAGCCAATAAGATTTCTACAAGAGCCGCTAGTAGAGGTACATCGTTACACTCTATTTGCGAACGTTACATAGATAACGAGGTAGACTATTTCAAAGAAGCAATGCCGCATGTGCGGGGAATGTTCAACACAATCAAGTCTATCTTGGATGAGCGAGTTGGAGTGGTATACATGCAAGAAGTGCCTCTCTACTCGGACCACCTCAGATTGGCTGGAAGAGTGGATCTCATCGCCGAGTTCGATGGAGTACCGTCGATCATTGATTTTAAAACGTCGTCGAGGATTAAAAAAACCGAAGACATCACAGACTACTTCCAACAAGAAGCAGCATACGCAGTAATGTACGAAGAAAGAACGAATAAGCCAATTGTTAATTTAGTAACGATCATGGCGGTTGAAAACAGTAACACACCATTAATCTTCATTGAGCACCGGGACAACCATGTCAATGACCTTATACATAAGATAACCTTATATGAGAAAGAAAAAGGAATTACCTATGACACCAACAAATAATCCGACATCTCCACCGGTCCAACAAAACTCTTCTATTCAGAAGGCTTTTGTTAATAAATCAATTAATTCTTTACATTCTTTCTACCTTAGTGGTACGATAGAAGATTCATCTGAATATGTTGCATGGTTTGAGATCATGCGAAATGCTGGTGAAAATGATGTAATTCAGATCCATATCAATTCATACGGCGGTGACCTATTCACAGCCATTCAATTCTTAAGAGCGATCGCTGATACTCAAGCACACGTCATCTGTTCAGTTGAAGGTGCATGTATGTCGGCTGCAACCATGATTTTCCTATGTGCTGATACATTTGAAGTTAGTGAACACTCTATGTTTATGTTCCACAACTATTCAAGTATGACACACGGTAAAGGCGGTGAGATGTATGATAATATTGTACACGAACGCAAGTGGTCTGAGCACCTATTGAAACGTATCTATGATGGTTTCTTACGCCCCGAAGAAATTTCAGCTTTATTGGCTAATAAAGATCTTTGGATGGATGGACAAGAGGTGTTGAAACGTTTAACAGAACGTCAGAAAAAGTTTGAGAAAAAAACGAAGAGCGTGAAAGATGAAACACCACCTAAAAAGAAACCAGTACCAAGTAAACGTAAGGTTCAGAGACCAGCAA